AAATTCGGTAAATAACAATCGCATCTTCAATCATACGCAATTGGTTCAGTGACTTAATTGCTTTGTGCAGGTATGAGATAACGAATGTATTTTTAGCATCCATCATGCCAGAGTTAACGTTGATGATGGAATCTGGTGCAATTCTTAGACCACTGTTTGTGGATGCTGAATAACCTTGTGTTGAAATACCACGATCATTAAAGATGTAGTATTCAGCCATAGACTTAACAATGTCTGCGCCAGTCTTAGCATCTCTGCCTTTTTGAATCTCACGTACTTTACGAATTTTACGTGGATCAATATAGCGTAATTCTTTGATACCCTCTTTAGGGTTTTGTTCATTAACAATAACATGGTAGTAAATTCTACCATCAATGTACCAACGCTTAAACAAGTCGTCAGCCATGTTAGAGAAATTCAACATCTTCAATACTGTGTCAAACTCTTCTCTGATTTTTTTCTTGATAGATTCTGGCTGTTTTAATTTATCCAAAATAATATCAACAACTCTACCATCATCATCGTGTGTGATTGCTTCGTCAACAATCTCAGTGATTGCCATATCACACTCAGGGTGATTGGACATTTCACGATAACGAGTAATTAGTTCCAGTTCATTTCGAACTGAACCTTCTAAGTCTACATATGTGCCGAAGTGGGCATTCTGTGTAATTGTAACTGCGCCATCATCCAACGCCTGTGTTGGAAGCGCAAATGAGGCCGATTTAGGGTCCTCTTTTTGGATGATATCTTTTTCACCCAGTGTAAAGCCGAATAGTTTTATAGCCACTTTTTAGTTTCCTTATTCATTATGTATAAGAGGAGGGACCGAAGTCCCTCCATCAAATTAAGCCACCAAGTCGTCAGCGGATTCCCACCATTGATAAGACAAGTTAACTGTAAATTCTTCGATAGTATCGTTAGAACCCCAGTCTACGTCAATAGTAGATAAGTCTGTTGGGAATAAACCAATAAACTTATACTTCTTCAAGGTGTTACCACCTTTACCGTATTGTCTTACCTCACCATCCACTGTATAACCAGATGGTGTTGATGCGGCAGGATTACGAACGTTAGTAGCATGACTATTCATACCATTCATCCAACGTTCAAATGCATTACGAACAACAAAGTCTTCATCATTGATGATTGTGATTGACCAGTCTTGAAAGGTTCTATTGCCAGCAAATTTCAATTCACGACCGAAGTATTGAACTGGAACTGTGTTAACTGTAGAACCTGGCAACTGTGCAGTCTTACACATGAATGTAAGTTTTGTTTGTGCAGTTCCAGGCAGAGCGAATGCTGGGAAAGGTAGCGTCACCTCGAATAAGTTCGGGCGGGCACCGTCTCCCTGCATTTGAGAGCGGAATTCATTAATGTTAAAAGCCATTTAAGTTTCTCCTATCTCTCTATTTATTAAACTCTACCAACAACTTCTTCAAAAGAAACACCGGTGCGTACAGCAACGAAGTTCAATTGGATAAAGTTAATGGAACGAGCAGGTTTGATGTAAATATCACCGATGAATTGGTTCTGGTCAATAACTTCGGATGTATTATTAGTGTTGTCACAAATAACACGGAAGTCATAGATACCACGGCGACCTTGTACATCACGCAAGTATGGTTCAACCAAGTTGACAAAAGCGGCACGGGTAAATTCATCGTTGAATTCAAACATTGATGTGCGGGCTGCTTTAGCAATTGATTTTTCCAAGATGATGAACAAACGGCGAACGTTAATTCTATCGAATGCACTTGGACGATTCAACAATGTCTTATCGCCATACAAGATTGTACCTTCGCCAGGGAATGTAACAACTGGATTAACGCCTGCTTTGTAGATAGTATCACGGTCAGCCTTAGTTGGGTTCCAAGAAAGTTTGATAACGTTCTTAATAACACCACGTTGTAGACCAGCAGGAGAGAACCATGGGTCACGCTCAACGTCTGTACGTACACATAGACCAGCAATATCACCGTTCAATGGAACCCAACGATAAACGTCATTGTATTTGTCGTATTGATATTTCCATCCTGAATCCATAACTGCATATGAAGACTTAGTAAATGTTCCTGCGTTTGTTGCAACAGAAGTTGCTTCAGAACCATAATTGTCTACCACGCTGGCCTTAGAAGGAGAAATGAATACCAAACAATCTTTGCGAGTTTCTGCAATAGAAATTAAGTAGTTAGGAACTGTAGCAGAATCTGTTGCGCCAGAAATCAGAAGAGATACATCAACTGAATCTGGATTAGCAAATAGGTCGAAGCCTGTATTAATATTTGCTCCCGTAACTGCTGCCACATAACCGCCACTTAAAGTAACAGTAGTATTAGCAGCCATTACTGTATATGCAATACCAGCACTAGCCGCAGAACCCCAATTAGCAGCCAAATGACCTGTAGACCACAAGTACTTAGAACGTGCATTGATTACGTCTTTGTAGTAGTTGCTTGAACCATCTGGATTCTTAGCGTCACTTGCTTTAGAAAGATAACCAAATTTTTCCAAAATTGTACCAACAGTACCTGAAATTACACCAGTTGCATCAGTAACAACAATGTGAACTTCATCGTTAGAAGAAGAAGCATCACGTGCGAATGTTGAAGTTGCTGGTGTAGAGTCAAAGTTGGAAGCATATGACCATGTGGCGTATGTGTTAGCATCTGCCATAGAAACTCTAATGCTATTACCTAAACTACCAGCGTATTTTGCAGTAAATGCAATAGCACTGTTAGAACTGTAATTTTGTTCATAATCATCTCTGTTTTTAATCAGTCTTGCAGAACCTGACGATACTGCGTTTAAAGCGCCTGTGCCAACAACACGAACAACACGCAAATCGCTGCCATATGCCAAAAAGTTGGCGGCTGAAAAGTATGTTTCGTATGTGTTTGCGTCAGGTTTGCCAAACTTATCTGCTAGTTGAATTTCGTTGTTGATGATTGTGATTTCTTCAACAGGACCCCATGCAAAATTGCCGGCGATGCCACCAACAGTAGTTGCAACAGAGGGAACAACTGTTGTCAAATCTACCTCGGAGATGTTTACTCCAGGTGATAATTGAAAAGCCATATTATGTTCTCCTTATTATTTTTATAGAACTTATCTCATGTATTGTATTTATGATTTTATAAAGTTGAGGGCATATAACCTCTGGCTCTCACTGAGGTCCACAGGTCTTTTCCATCAAATTCTTTTTCTTCTGCCAATCCATCATCCAATTCTCCTACAGGCAACATTTCTTCGTCCATTTGGAGATTTCTTTCATCCAGCAGGCGCTGGCGAACATCTGAATTTGTAATTTCCTTGAAGTAACTTTGTGCAGTTAGCCAAGAAAAAAGTACCAAAGTCATAACAATATCATCATTGTTACCTTCTTCAGCCGCATAAGAATCTTTATCTCTTACGAATGTATTTAGTTCCGCAATTGTGTCGAAATCGTTAGTAATCAACTTATCGGTCTCAATCAATGTCTTTAAGTTGGCACAACCAATCTTCTTAACAGTCTTGGATGTACGGACACCATATGCGGCACCCTTCTTAAAGCCAGATGAAATATGTTGACCCTTAACATCATGGCTTTCAATACGGAAAATGTTTTCATATTCTAAGTCATAGTGAAGAATATCCACAACTTGTTGACCAACGGAGTTGGTTTCTACCAACACCCATGCACGATTGTATCTGTTTGCTATGTTGTACACAAACGTTGGAAAGATTAGTGGTGACAGTTTGTTGTCTCTAAACTTAGCCACATGGCGATATGGAATCTCTGTAACGTCTACAACGGATACCACTGAGTAGTCCAGTGAAACACCTTCAGCACAATCTACAATAGCAATATATGTATGTCCTGGTTTTGGCTGTTCATATATTTGCATATGTTCTTCGGTAGCATATGGTCTGAGGAATGTCAACATCTTCAGTTTGGCGCCAGGAATCAATGTCGCTGAAGAACCAATGAACTCAGTCTCAAATTCTTGTCTGAACTGTTCTTCACTGGTGTTTCTAATCGTTTCTTCTCTCCATGCTTCATCACGTCCTGGTACCATTGACCAGTGAACTTCAAACGGAACATATGTTGAACGTTTCTCGACAGCATCAGTCCACATTCTATAGAATTGATTCAAACCATGTGGTGTTGAAACGATAATAACTTTAGTTGTTTTACCTGATGAAATAACCGGATATGTAGAAGTGAAGAACTCTTCTGCCATGTTATGTGGAACGAACGCAAATTCGTCCAAGAAAATTAAGTTGTATGATCCACCACGAACACCGCTGGCGCTGGTAGCATATGCTGAAATTTCTGAACCATTCTCTAATGAGATATTACCTTTGTTCCACTCAATAATACCTTGTTGCATCCAGAGTGGAAGATATTCATATGCGTACTTGATACGACCAAGAATGTCACGTGCTAAGTCACCTTTGTTAGCCAGAATAGCAATTTTGTAATCGTCTTGAAATAGAATCGACCAAAGCATATAACCAGCAGCCGTAGTTGTTTTACCAACCTGTCGAGGCATCTTGGCAATAGAGAAGCGATTAGCATGGAAGCCTTTAACCATTTCCTCCTGGAAAGGCCACATCTTGAAAGGAACGAGACCGGAGTCTACGTTCACAATCTTCATGTAATTTTTAATAAAATAAACAGGGTCTTTAATACAACGGGTAATCTCAATCAACTGTTCGTGTGTATAATCAATCTTAACACCAACACGTTTGAGTTTCGAGTTACCTTGATACCCACCATAATCAGCCATATTATTTACTTAATAATACTCTTCAACATCCATGCATGTTTTTGATGTTGGTCGAGCAATTCTTGTAGGAAGTTAGAAATTGCTGGCTCACCTGCATTATCGGCTGCTTGGATACCAGCACGGAGATGGTAAATAAAACGATCATTATCTTGAATCAAATTAGAAAACATAGTTCTAGCATCGGGTACGTTTGGTGAATCTTCGATATCTGATAGTTCAACTAAACGATTTAAACCTGTAGGAGCATATGCTCCAAGCATACGAACTTTTTCTGCAATTAAGTCTGTGTTTGCAAACACCGCTGTGTAAAATGCACCTAAGAATGCATGATAATCATTAAAATTTGCGCCCTCTACGTTCCAGTGGTATGAATGTGATTTAGCATAAAGACCAAAGTTTGTACCTAGAATGGTACGTAGTTGTTGAATTAGTTGTTCCATGTTTATCCTATTTGTTTTATTTGTTTAATCAAGTCTGCTGTGGAGCCTACGAACACTGCTTTATCAACATTGACTGTTGTTTTTTGGACTGCATCTGGTGACAAATCTCTACGTGCTTTTTGTAGAGCAAGCAAATCTTTATTCATATCTCCGAGTTGCTTAATCATGTTTGATGCAACTTCATATGCTCTTGGATGGTCAGTAGCATCCGCTACCAACAAAATTTTGTCTACCGCTTTACTACCTTTTTGTAAAAGTTCACGCATGTTTTTACGTGCAAATTCAAAATCAGCCTCAGGTGATGTATCTTCTGGCACCATTAATGTATTTATGGCAATAACTTCTTCGGCAGGAATGTTTTCTATGCCAAAAATATCTGCCAAGTTTGAATCTAATTGCTTCATACACCACCTCCCTGACCACTATCACTGAATGAAATAGTTTCGGGAAACTCAATTATAGTTTCTGTGAAACCAAAATTGTCTGTGGCATTTGCAGTTGTTGGATTAGTTGACGTAACTACAATAACAGACTTAACAGGATTCAAATCTACAGTATCTATGGTATAATAAGCATTAGAGTAATCTCCAACAAGAACATCATTCTCGTCAAGTAGAGTATTTAAATCTGTGACAACTAATGTTCCTGTATTATTGTTTGCAAAATATGCAACAGTTCCAGTCTTACCTTTGGATTGTTCACGCACAATTTCGCCTGTAACAAACACTCCCGATCCATTAGCAGAATCGACATATACAGTTTGTGATAAAGTGTCACGTGTATCTTGATAGATGTTTGTGTTGGCAGATTCAATCATTCCAGCAGTAGCAACAGATGGAAAAATATACCCTTTGGCAGTGAACGATAAGTTCCAAATAATCAAACGTGTTGTTGACATGTCTCCTTCATAATCAACTTGTGAAGTCACTGAGTTGAGAATAATGGGCATATCATATTTTCTTCCAATTGATGGAATAAAATTCACAGTTACCGTAAAGTCTGGAGTAAAATATGGTAGAATTTGTTCAAGAATTTGTGTGCCATCTTCTGTATTGCGTACATAGATTGCCATCTCAAACTCAAAGTTGTATGGAACTGGAGCGTATTGTGCTTTGATGGATCCATCTGTTTGTTGTGCGTAATTTTTATTGATTGTATTAAATTTACGAGATGAATCGTATTCCATACTAACCAAATCGAAAGACATACGAGGAACAACTGTAGCAATTGATTTCGTTAATGTTGGATCAGATGCAAGTCGAGTTAGATATTTCTCTTTGGATCCATAAGAAAGTGGCACCCTGGTTCTATCATACTCGGTAGTGCCTGACTTATTGTAACGAACCAAAACTAGGTCGTTGAAAACTGTACCAAAAGCAACTACTACTTTTCGAATAGTTTTATTGTAAAAATGATTGTTGCCCAACATTATGCCTCACCAAATGGGTTTTGCTCCGTGAAGTCGATAATATCATCTCCTTCAGTTTGAAGCCTTGTGTTATCGGCAATATCTTCAAAAATATCATTGCCGACTTGTGTATCTGTGTTTACTAGAGTAACCGATCTTAGGGTTTGGCTTGTTACACCACGTATGTTACCAGAAACAAACTCACCATTCATTCGGATAATATTCACCGCTGAATGTGGTTCATATGAATATACAACGGCTGTTGCTGTTGCAGTTTCTAGTGTGCTACCTTGATAGATTGTTTCTCCTGGCACAAACGATCCTGTTCCTGCTGGGAATATTGTTGTATTTGCCACAGAAATATGAGTTCTCTTATATGAATCGAAGATTTGATTATCAATTTCTGAAATACCCGTCTGAATAATTTCTTCAGAGAATACAAACTGTTTCATCTTCAATGCATACACATAAACGTTTCCACCACGACCACGACCTAATGTATAGAACATCGCTTGGTTGTTTTCATGTTCAACGAATGTAATCTCAAAGAAATTTTGTAACATAGGCAAGTAAACCAAATCGCCTTCATTAGGTCTAATTTGGTTTACAGTGGCAGCAAATCTACGGCGAGAAACTAATAGTGTAACTTCATCACGAATTTCTAATCCAAACTTGGAGATAAAGTCACCTTCACCATCCATACCAGTCACATTCTCCAAATACATCTCTATTGGATATGCGCTACGATATTGCTTCAGAGTATCTTCACCATACAGCATGTCCGTATTATTATTTTCTTGAGACATTCTAGGCAAATAGAATACATCCATACCGTGAATTTGCATGGCTTCAATCAACAAATCTTCAACCAGTAATTGCTCACTGGTAATTTGATGCTGAGGGAAGTTATTGAAATAGAAATTAGTTGCCATTGTTATCCTACAAAGATTTCGCTTGGTAGGCTGCTCATTGTGTGTTGTTCTTCTTCCAACTTTTCAATTTCATCATGTGCTTCTTGCATGATGCGTGGTCCATCCAGTGTGACACCACCTGGCATTTGAATTCCAGCAAACTTGGATAAGTTAGAACCCCACTGATATTTAATCTTGGCTGTTGCATATGCTTTTAAAAATCTGTCATCCCAAACATCCGATGCACCTTCTTTGGATGCTGTTGCACCAGATTCTGACGATGCAAAATATGAATCGACATTCAGTGACGTATCACTCTGAATGTTAATAACACGTTTAGATTCTGAACCAAATGTAATATAGTCTCCAATAACAACGTCACGTGAGAAGACTGTGCCTGTGCCGATGACTGTATTGGATGTATTTGACGTATTCACTGTACCTTCGACAGTGAAAACATCAGGACTTAATTTACGGTAACATTCAAGAACAACATATTCACCAACTTGTAAATCTGTGTCCCAGTTAACGTCTAAGAATACTTTGTTTTGTTTGCGGTTAAATCTGAACTGTGGAGTACCAGAGAACAACATATTCAAAGTCTGGATATGTTGCATTGTGATTTCATATGATACGTAAGATACCGATGTGAAGTCATACAAATCATGCAAACGTAGTTGATAACGCAAGTCAAACATGTTGACTGATGATGACGATGAATCGAATGGCATAATCCCTGTGACAGAGATAACAGCATCTGGACAATAAATCCATTTACGGTCTTTGTCTGCCTGTGTGATTTGATGCTTCATAAACATCTTCTCGCAACCATCAAAATGATAATCGTGAAAGAATGATAGTGCATCATCAATACGGTCATCCACTTGGTCGTCATCCACGTTAATTTGAATAACTGGATGTCCAAGTCTGCGTAGACAATATTCTTTAAATTCTGCTCTGGTTGTAGGTTTTGCCATTATAGTACCCGTAGTTTATTAGGTATTTATATCATTCGAAAAGTTGTCCAGACTTCGAATCATACTTTTTGTTTGGATCAAACCATTTAAAACCTTCCCATCCAGGTTCTCCTTCTAAGACACGTTTGCCTTGGGAGTATACTCCGATGTGTTCTACCATGTTTGAGCCATCCATATTCTTAAGGATAGCCATCTGTAGATTGTGCTTTTCCTTAAAATATTTCATAATTGGATACTCTGCTAGATTGCAACCCTCAGTTTCAACTATGGGTTCTTTGCATAACCATGCGGGATATAATGATGCCATCGACCAAAAGAAGTCATCACGAACATTGTATCTGTAATCATTCCAAAATAAATCTGTATGTAAAATAGGAGATTCATCCAATTCTTTTTCATACCATGGATTTCTTTTCAGATTCACTTGGCAAAAATTTGAATGTTGTTCTAGAAACTCAATCAACGTTTGAATCTTAACTGGCACACCAAAAACAACATCATCTTCATGGTGCCAGATGTAATCAAAGTCGTGCTTTGAAAGGTATTCCCACAATTGAGTCCAAGTTAATGTTAGTCCTCGATTCTCTTCATGGAGAATCAGTTCATTGAAATCATATTGTTTGGCTAAATTAATCATATCCTGATTGTCTCTATCTTTAGGATAATCGTCAATCAGGATACTATGAACTTCGTGATTACCAAAATCAATAAATTTTTTATGTGATTCTAAAGTCGGGATTAAGAACTCTGGTCTATTAGTAGAAAATACAACCCTACAAATTTTCATATTAGAATTCTGTCGTTATGAAGAACAACTGGAACAATCTACCATTATCTGCTGTGTTACCAAAATAGTCTTGTGACATATGGTACATATTACCGCGATACAATGCAAGCCTATTGTACTTGTTTCCGATAGTATCAACTTTGTCCCACTTAGTCATGTCTTGAGTTACACCAGTTAAATCTGTGCCATCTTCAATCATGCTACCTGTTTTCTTCAGTTGATATAACGAAGTGCCACCTGACAGTGGTGCATCTGGCGTTAGATAACATACTGCCGCCCAAGTATTGTATGGATCAGAATGAATCCAACTTCTATCTAATGATGTTGTGATTTGAAAACTGCCTGTGAATCCATCATTGTCATTCCAGTTTGTTACATTACCGCCATGTGTGCGAAGAATATTCTGTAGTGTTTCTTTGACACTATCGTTTAGAAAACTCTTCGTTCGATTGCCTGGATAATTTCCTGTAACATCGAATGATTGTGACAACGCAAAGTTTCTGACTTCATCTGGATTGTTGTAGAAATCATCCACAACAATTATATTAGTTCTCATATTATCTCCACTTTGGACCATCAAACCAAATTGCCAATGAATGTCGAGTGCCTTTGGTAACTGGCAAAGCGGCATGTTCGGTGAATGATGGGAAGAAAATTGTTGTGCCTTGCTGACGCAATTCTTGTACATCTGGTGCATTTTGTGCTAGATTGTACAACTCCAATTCACCACCTTCATATTCTGAAGGATCAGTTAGTTGAATTACACATGTTAATTTTCTGTGATACTTCGGATCACCATTCATCCAGAAAACATCATGATGTTTTTTATATTCACCCATGTCTTTTTCTGAGTACTCAGCAAGTTGCATGTAATCAACTTTTGTAATATGAAAATTGAACCATTGGTCATTGACCTCGATTAACATTTTCCACAATTTGTCGTACAGCCAAGTGAATCTTTCGTCACTTCTCTGAATGAATTTAATATCACTTCTGCGATATTCTTCATGTTTCACTTCTCCATCCACGCCCATGTTTGCTCTTTGCGATGACAATAATGCACTGTCATCCAAAATTTTCTGGCATTCTTCAGGTGTGAAATGGGACTTATAGTATGCCCATTCACCGTTCATAATGTAAATCCTTTTTACTGGATTACTTTATCTTGCAAAGGACCTGTTGGACCTTGCTGTGCATTTACCTGCGGTTGTGCTTGTTGGCTCAAACTGTCAATAACTTTGCGTGAGAATTTGTGTGGAACTTCTTCCAAACCACCAAAGATGATGTTCAATTCTTCAATTGTTACTGATAGATTAATTTTTGTGTCGTTTTTAGGTTGATTCATTTCAGTGTTCCTTATGTAAAATGATTATACTGTTATATAGTATTTGCGGATGCCGCTGGTGCCCAAGGCAATGTTACTTCTTTGATTGGAGTAATCTTTTGGTTAATTTGTTTTTGGATTTGTTCATCAATGTGATTTTGAAATCCTGTGTTATTAACCT